TCTATATCTGAATCTGGATCACAAATATCTTCAAATACTTCCCATAATTTTTCTTTCTTTGCAAATTTAGTAAATAAACCTGCTTGTAATCCATACGCTTCTATTTCCCAAGGATGTACCCAATAATCCGGTTCATCAACTTTGGTGCCTTTCCATCTAGTTAGGCTAATATTTACTTCACCATGAACATATTGTTTAATGTGTACCATCTCATGGCTAAGTGTTTTTAAAATTTCAGCTGCTCCAATTCCTGGATGAACTTCAATTTCAAATTGTCTTGGTTTGTTACTAGGACTAAATTCAACAACAGAAGCATATCCGTGTGCATCTAATTTTTTATTAAATTTTATTTTTAAAACTAGACTTTCTAACTTTCTTGGTGTAAACAAATTATCCGCATAGAAATGTATCGCCGACCTAACATAAGGCAGGAATAGTTTTTTATCGGGACAACCAACTACACTTAACTTCATTTTTAGGTCTCCTTAATTAATTGACCCAATAATGACCATTCCAAAGTTAAATTATATCACACTTCCAATTATTTATCAAGCTCATTAATTTCACCAGGTGAAATTTTCTCAACTTGAACATTACACCGTTCCAGAAAGTCTGTCCCTAAGGTATCTCTATAAGAATTACGGTAATATACTTTTTTAATACCAGCCGTATACATTTGTTTAGCACAGTCTATACAGGGAGCATGCGTCAGGAACATCATGGAACCATCTCCAGATTCAGTACTTTTGGCCAGTTTAGCGATAGCATTAGCCTCAGCGTGGATGACTTCATCCTTGGTCTTTAGTCGACCTACACCACCATCTTCTTCTTTAAACAACCATGGATCAGTAATATACTTTTCTGGTATATTACCAATAAAATACTCTTTTACTTCACATTCATTTGTCCAGCCAGCTGGCATACCATTGTAACCAATACTAATAATACGGTCATCCTTTACTACAATTGCACCAACTTGTAATCTTTTAGCTGAAGATAGTTTTGAAACTTCTTCTGCAATTTTCATGTATAAGGATATAAATTTTTGTTTCATAATATTAATAATTTGGTGGGCCTTGTAGGACTCGAACCTACGACCAAAGGATTATGAGTCCTCTGCTCTAACCAACTGAGCTAAAGGCCCCTTTGGTTTACCAGCTTCCGTCATCAAACCATATTCGAATAGTTATTGGTAATAATTCAATGATATAAGATGTGCTTACTTCCCAAGCATCATTTTCACTTCCTTTATTAAAGGACAATCTCCAATGAAAAGGATTCAATTTTAAAGTTATGTTGCAACCGGAATATTTTAGCCAATTCATTTTGATTTTAATAGAAAGTTGTAGGAATATTTAATTGATTCCTAATAAATTTATCTTTCAACATATCTGGAATATTTAAGTATGGTTCTTCTAAAACAAAAGGACAAGAACCGCCCCATCTATTTTGAGATAAAAATGTTTTAAACAGTTCCACATCTTTTTTATTTTTTGGATCGAAAATTCTTTTCTTATTATTCAACAATTGGTAATTTGTTAGAATAGTCATTTCACATACTCCATATTATCTTTTCTCATATAACGAATTACTTGTTGTTTTTTAGGATCAGGAAGTTCTTTTACTACAGGAAGAAAAGTTACACCATCAATCTCATGGGTGTTCCAATTGGTGAACGTATAGAAGATATCCGTGCCATTCTTAGCACGAACTTTTTTGAGGACAGGTTTTACACCTGGTTTTATAGTACGATTTTTCATAATATAATTATAATTCAAAGAAAGGGGATTGTCAACCAACCCCCTTATTATTACCAATTATTTAATGGCAATCTTTTTGATGTTTGCTTGAGTTTCTACTAAAGAATCCAACCAAATCTTCAACATACCATTTACGATTTCGGCATCTTTGATTTCAATCTTATCAGCCAAATTAAATGTGCGAGTGAAATTACGATTAGCAATTCCTTTGAAGATATAATCTTGTGTTTCATTAGTATCTTCATCTTGTGTAGAACCTTGAACGGTCAGTTTGTTGCCTTGTAAAGACACTTCAATATCTGTCTTTGCAAAACCAGCAACTGCCATTTCAATTACATACTTATCTTTGCCTACGGCTTTGATGTTGTATGGGGGATATGACGGTAAATTTTTAGATGCAGTTTTTGCCAAATCTTCTAAGTCCGAAAAGAACTTATCGTATCCAACAGCAAATGGATCCAATTTTTTAAAGTCAAATAGGGAAGGGATTAAAGTTGTAGTCATGCTTATTTCTCCTTAGTTTAAGCGAGGTTTATCAAAAATTGGCGCCTCATTGAGCACGCCACCATAAGTATACTAGTATTTATACTACTTGTCAAGTATTAATACTCAGTTTTAACTTTATTACCAATATTATATTTTGGTATTAATTGCCACTCATTCTTCTCTTTATGAGATAGTATTTTAATCTGTGACAGAAATATTGGTTCTGGTGTTTCAGTCGACTTTTTATTTACCAAATCAACCAAACCCCAATCTTCTAGTAGATTAGCAATAGCGTTTCTACGAGAAAGGTCGTTATCTGTAATATCTGATGGTTTACCATCTAATGCAAATAGTTCTTTAAAATGTACGATATAATACTTACCTTGCTTATGTAAGATATGGCAAGACTGGTATAGTATTTTTTCTTTTTTTGAAGCGACACCAATGCGTGTGAGTGTTTCTCTAACTTTGAGAAAATCGTCTTGTTGTTTTAAAGTCACTTCAACCAAATCTGTAATATTAATCATTACTTAACTCCGCCTTTATCTGTTTTTCTTTTTATTTCAGCGATTTGTTCGTCAGTAAGAATTCGTAAAGCCTCTTTGGCTTTTTCATTGGAATAACCAAAATATATCTTTACACATTCTATATTCTTGTCGGCCTCTGATTTCTGCCACGGTTGGAATTTCCGTTTCATAGGCCTGATGGTATTTAGAAGATATTGATATTGAAGGTCTTTTTCTAAACTTGGGTGTTTATTCAGTTCGTTGACATATAAGATACAGTCCATATGATAGGACAAGGCTCGGTTGACAATATATGGGCTATAATCTTTATAGTCCAACTCATCACGAAATACACTTTTCTTCTTTTCTAAGATTGACGGAATAATTTCTTTAAATAAATCTGGCATCTTAATACCCCGATACCGTATATTTCATCATTTCTGTCAAAGTGACATCATCAACTTTTTGTATAGGTTTTACCGCTTCTTGTTCAATGTCAATTAAAACCATATCACGACCATCTTTAGTGTAATAGTTTCTTGTTTTAAATGATTTAGGTTCGACCTTAAACAACCAACCAGAATATTTGTAATCGTGTCGAGCAGCAGGTACTGTAACGAAATATAGTTCATCTACACCACGACATTTTCGTAATTGATTTGGTTTAATTGTGATAGCTTTTTCTTTGATAAAAGGAACTTGTGTTTTAACTTCTATTGTTTTTCCATCACCAATCAAATCTTTTTTGGAATCAAAATGATTAATAGCTTGTTCAACAATAACACCTTGTTTGGCCAAATAATTGCTAACATATTTCTCCCCCATGCGGCCGAGAATATCCATCATCTGTGAGCGATCCATGATTTCTCCTATTTAAAAGAACAATCAACCATAATTTCTGTTAAACAGGCAATCATGTTGATTTCATGGTCTGCCACAAAAGCAGATTGATATTGATATTTGGCGAGGATTAAAACAAGTTGTGGAACGGAATCTGGTGTTAAAACATCATATAATGAATCATATAATTTACGATATATTTTTATAGGATCATTATCTAAATTGTTTGTAACCCACTTTCTAGCTGAAGAAAAATCTTTGTCCCTTAATGATGTAATTAAGGACTCAAGTTGTACATCAGCAATATTAGACAGAATACCAGAATCAATCGTACCTGAAACAGAATACCGCTGAAGCTCATTAAGTATTCTCCTATTGTCGGGAAAGTGTTTTGTGATGACGGCGGCGACAACATCTTTGTTGTAGGTGATACCTTCTTGTGTAAGAATGGATTCAACTCGTTTAAAAAACTGCGCCGCCAGTTTTGGTTTAGAACCGTTGATTTTAAAATCGATGACAGAACAACGGGAGTGAATTGGATCAATGATACGGTTTTTAAAATTACAGGTGAAAATGAAGGAACAATTTGATGCAAATTCTTCAATGGCTCCCCGTAAAGCCGGTTGAGTTGAATTAGGATTGAGATAATCAGCCTCATCAATGATGACAACTTTTCTGCCACCCATAAGTGACATTGAAGAAGCATAGTTTTTAATTTTGTTACGAAGCACATCAATTCCAGACTCATCAGAGCCATTGATGATAATGTAATCGCAACCAACTTCATTACACAATGCTTTAGCAACTGTTGTTTTTCCAACACCTGCCGTACCAGATAAAAGAAGATTTGGTATTTCTTTTCTCTTAACGTACTCCTGAAAAGTTTCCTTGATTGCATCCGGTAGAATACAATCTTCAATTTTCACCGGCCGATATTTTTCGACCCACAATAAATGTTCCATTCACAACTCCCATAATATAATATACCAATTTTAAAATCAACTAACTGCAAAAACTATTATAGTGCAGCATTAATTTTTGCTACAACATCATCAAAATCTTCATTAACGATGATTGGTTGTTGACCTAAAGCCAAAACTGTTTTACCTTTGTATTCTCCTTGTGGTGCCAAGAATACTGTAATAACAGCGGTTGGATTAACAGCGACATTATCACCTGTAGTAACTTCTGTAAAATTTAATAGCATTTTTTTATCCTTCATAGTTAGAGTATTTTGCTTCTGTTGCGACATAATATTGAATATCTTGATTCTTATTTTTAAATAATGAAAGACCAGCTTTCGAAATCGTTACATCATAAGAACCAGGAATCATTTTAAGATTTTCGGTTAAAAACACCATCTTAAATTTTTGGCCATTACCTTCAGCCACCTGAATTGTATTTGTG